CCCACAGCACAAACCTTTGCGTAAGGTGGAGTAGTTGCCCTAAGTAATAGATGGTCTGCGTAAGCAGATAGCCAATCGTAGAAATTTTAACCTTAATTTAATGGAGAAAGTTATGTCTGCGAATCAGATAACTACCGCATTCGTAAATCAATTTTCAGCGAATGTGCAGCTTCTCTCACAGCAAATGGGATCACTTCTACGAAACACCGTAGATGTTGAAACTGTTAACGGTGAGAAAGCGTTTTTCGATCAAGTAGGTTCAACCGCAGCTGTTGAAAGAACAACAAGAAATGCGGATACACCGTTGATTGAAACACCACATCAAAGACGTATGGTCACAATGGCTGACTATGAATACGCCACTTTGGTGGATGATCAGGATAAAATCAGATTATTGATTGATCCTACATCAACTTATGCCAGGGCAGCTGCTGCTGCTATGGGCAGAAAAATGGACGATGTCATCATTGCAGCTTTTTTTGGTGATGCAAAAACTGGTAAGGACGGTGGAAGTACAACCTCTTTTCCAGCTTCAAATCAAATAGCACATGGATCAGCTGGTCTGACCGTAGCTAAATTGATTGAAGCAAAGCAGAAGCTCGATGAGAATTCTGTCGATCCATCAATTCAGAGATATATCGTTGTATCACCAAAGCAGATCAGCGATCTATTAAACACAACAACTGTCACTAGTGCTGATTTTAATACTGTGAGAGCTTTAGCAAGCGGAGCCGTTACATCCTTCGTTGGCTTTAATTTCATCGTATCAAACAGATTACCAGTTGATGGAAGTTCTAACAGAAGAATATTTGCTTGGGCAACTGACGGAATGAAGGTTGCACTTGGAAAAGAACCTCAAGCTAGGATCGACCAAAGAGCAGATAAGTCTTACGCAACACAAGTCTATTACTGTATGACCATGGGGGCAACTCGTATGGAAGAAGAAAAAGTAATAGAAATTGCGTGTCAAGAGTAAGGGAGAGATAAATGGCAACAGTATTTAGTACTCAAAGAACTAACGCTAGAGCGGTTCCTTCCGTAAAGAACAAAGCTAACGAATTAGGTGGCAGAGTTCGTATTGCTCATGGCGTGTTCGAAGCATCATCACTTTCAGCTGGTGATGTTATAGAAATGTTTATCCTACCTGACGGTGCTAGAATCATTAGTGGTTCACTTGCACATGATGCGTTGGGATCAAGCACAACTTTAGCTGTAGGTCATGGAGCCTACACTAACGCTGCTGGAACAGCAGTTGCTTTAGATGCAGATGAATTTAAGGCAGCAGCTTCTTCCGCTTCAGCTGGTAAAGCTGATGTAGCAGCAACATTAGCATTAGGATCAGGAATTGAAATTGATGCTAATCAAGATGGATACCCAGTAACTGTCACCCTTGCTGGTGCAGCTGCTACTGGTACCATCGAATTAACAATGCTTTACGCATTAGATTAATCATAATCCTCTAGGGGCAGTTTAGGCTGCCCCATTTAACAAAAGAGTTTTTATATGCCAAGTGTAGTCGATATATGTAATTCAGCATTAAATTTAATTGGTGCGTCTAATATCTTAGATCTTACTGAAGATAGTAAGTCAGCTCGTATTTGTAATCAAAGATATGCTTTTGTCCGTGATGCAACTTTTAGATCACACCCTTGGAACTGCCTTTTAAGAAGAGCAACATTAGCACCTGATACAGAAACACCAGCCTTTGATTTTTCCAAACAATTTAGCCTTCCCAATGATCCGTATTGTCTAAGAGTTCTGCAACTTCAAGATCAAGATTTAGTTTACAAAATTGAAGGACGCAAAATTTTAGTCAATTCAGATGAAGTAAAAGTTTTATATGTAGCAAGAGTTGAGGATCCAAACGAATATGATCAGCTGCTTGTTGAAACAATTGTAGCTCGACTTGCATCTGACATTGCCTACGGTCTAGTTAACTCAGCAAGTCTTATGGTGCAGCTCAATACAATGTACAAAGCTAAACTTGTTGAAGCACGGTTTGTCGATGCTAATGAAGGTACACCAGCAACACTTAATAATGAATCAAGTCTAACTGTAGCAGAAAGTAATATCTTCCTTGCATCGAGGTTATAATGGCAAAAGTTACACTTGCTAAACAAAATTTTACAGCTGGTGAAATTACGCCTAGATTATCAGGACGTACTGATCTAGGGCGTTATGACAATGCCGCACAAATTGTAGAAAATTTTTTAGTACAACCTCATGGTGGTTTAGGCAGAAGACCTGGCACACAATTTATTCGTGAGGTAAAAACAAGTTCAGCTAAGACAAGATTAATACCCTTTCAATTTAATGTTGAACAAGCCTATATATTAGAATTTGGAAATCAATATTTTAGAGTTTATAAAGATGGCGGAATTGTGGTATCAGGTGGTAGTCCAGTTGAGTTTGCAACACCTTATACAACAGCACAACTTGACGGAATAAAGTTCGCACAAACAGCTGACGTAATGTACATTGCTCATCCTGATCATTCACCAAGAAAATTGACCAGGACAAGTCATACAGCATGGACAATCAATGAAGTTGTTTTGCAGCGTGGTGCAATGTTAGATCAGAATTTAACAGATACTACATTAACCGCTAGTGCTAGAACTGGTAATGTTACAATAACTGCAAGTGCTGATACATTTGTTTCAACGGATGTTGGAAGATTAGTTAAACTTCATAAAGGTTTTGCTAAAATCACAGCTTTTACTAATGCGACAACAGTAACAGCTGCTGTTCAAGAATTAGAAGATGGACGCTCTGAGTTAATGCCATCGTATACCGCAAACACAATATCCTTTCATGAAGGAGATCCTGACAGTACTGGGTTAGAACATAATGACCGTATAGAAGATAGTGCTGGAGATTTTATAACTCAAGGTTTTGAAAATGGTATGAAGATTACCATTAGTAGTTCGTCAAGTAATAATGGTTCAGGTCGATTAATTGTAGATGTTACTGATACTGTGATAACACTTGCACCAGGTATTGATTTAGCAAATGAAAGTGCTGGAAGTAATAAAACACTTCGAGGTGATCTTATTGCAGATAGTAATTTTTCTTTAGGTGCTTTTTCAAATACAACTGGGTTTCCAAGAGCAGTTGCTTTTTATGAGCAGCGGCTTGTATTCGCTGGTACGTCACAGCAACCACAAACAATATTCTTTTCTCAAAGTGGTGATTTTGAAAACTTTGAGCGTGGCACAAATCCTGATGATGGATTGGTTTATACGATAGGATCAAATGAAGTTAATGTCATTAGGTACCTGGCATCAGGACGGCAGCTGATTGTTGGCACAAGTGGTGGTGAATTTGTTGTAAGAGCTTCAGGATTTGATGAACCATTAAAACCTGACAACACTCAGATTAAACAACAAACAACCTATGGATCAGCTGATATACAGCCTATGCAAGTAGGTAATGCGACATTGTTTTTACAGCGTGCAAAACGTAAATTGCGTGAACTGGTGTTTAGTAATGAATCAGATAGTTATGTAGCACCTGACATGACTATACTGGCAGAACATATTACTGAAGGCGGCATCACAGCTTTTGCCTATCAGCAAGAGCCTGATAGTGTGGCTTGGACAGTTCGTACAGATGGCGTGTTGTCATGTATGACTTATAGAAGAGAAGAACAAGTTGTTGCCTGGCACAGACATATTATTGGTGGTGTGTTTGGTTCAGGAAACGCCATTGTTGAATCTATAGCTGTTATACCAGGTGATGTTGATGAAGATGAAGTTTACATGATTGTAAAAAGAACAATTAATGGAGCAACAAAAAGATATGTTGAGCGATTATCAGGTTTTGATTTTGGTACTGATGTTAGCAACGCTTTCTTTGTGGATTCAGGATTAACCTATAGCGGATCAGCTGCTACTACAATATCAGGTCTAAATCATTTAGAAGGACAAACTGTTTCAGTTTTAGCTAATGGTTCTATTCATCCTAATGTAACAGTAAGTTCAGGAGCTGTAACTTTACAAAGATCCGTTACAAAAGCACATATAGGATTACCTTTTACAAGTAAGGTTGAAACACTCAGAATTGATTCAGGTTCTGCTCTAGGTAGTGCCCAGGGCAAAATAAAAAGAATATCTGAGGTTACAGTAAGATTATTTAGATCTGTAGGTTTAAAAGTAGGTACATCATCAAGTGAACTTGACATTGTACCTTTTAGAGATTCAGGGGATGACATGGACACAGCTATACCTTTATTTACTGGTGATAAAAAAGTAGAATTCAGAGGTGGTTATGATGAAGACGCAACGATTGTGATTGAACAAAGTCAGCCTTTACCTTTAACAATATTGGCAATATTTCCAACAGTATCTGTATTTGATAAATGATTATTGTTGATTTTGAAGCTGACCACGCAAAAGAAATTTTAGGCGGTGATGTTAATGATGAAAAGATTAGACCACCTATAGAAGTATCTAGGTTTGTAGAAGGGATGGTTGTTAAAAACATGGCTTTTACTGGTGTAATAAATGGTAATATAGTTGCGTGTGGTGGGATATATCCTATATGGGAAAATGTAGGAGAAGCGTGGTTTTTGGGAACAGATTATGTAAATCAATATCCAGTTATAATAACTAAAACTATTCGCAAGTATTTAAATAATTTAATGTCTTTAAATAAATTACATCGAGTGCAAGCTCATGTCAGAAGTGATTGGGATAAAGCTAATCGATGGATAAAGTTTTTAGGTATGCAAAAAGAAGGTGTTGTCAGGAAGTTCAGTCCTGATGGCAGAGATCATATTTTATTTTCAAAGGTGACATAATGGGATTAGAAGCTGCTACTTTAATGGCAATAGGTACTGGTGTATCTACAGCTGCTACTTTCGCTGCCGCTGAAGGCACGAAAGACGTTGGACGATATAACAAACAAATAGCAGATAGGAACGCCCTGGTGTCAGAGCAAAAGGCGGAGATGGCATTGTTTGATGCGTCTAGAGAAGCTGTAAAGTTTAGAAATGATTTCAGAGCACTCAACGACTATTCTGCTATGTCAATGAGAAAAAACAATGTTGCAATCAGCGGTACAGCTTTAGATGTTCTTCTTGATAATGCATTGAATTTTGAAATTGATAATCAAAATGAATTAAGAAAGGCAGCTGCAACTGCATCAGATTATAAAGAGAATGCAGTTAACTCCAGGTTGCGTGGGCAACTAGCATTGTATGAAGCTAAACAAACTGCAAAAGCAATGAAGATAGGTGCTGTTGGAAAAGCATTTACAACTTATGCGATGGCTTAAATGAGAGTACCCACCTACAAAAGACAATCAGGATTATCTCTCCAGGGCAGAGGTGGCGGACGGCTATTAACAGCATCACTTAATCCAAGTGCAGCTACAGCTGTGGCAAGAACTATTGGTAATATTGCGGATGTTGTCACAGAAATAGGGATGAAGAAGCTTGAGATAGAAACAGCTACAGAAGTTGATGTTGCTGAAAAAGCTTTGACAACTGAATTGCAAGAAATAAAAACTAAAGCCTTAAAAGAAGACAATCCAGTTACTGCTGAAAGAAAAGCAAAAAAATCTATGCAAGAACTTTTAAGAAAGTATCAAAGTGGATTGAAAATAAATCCAATTACAAAGCAGCCTTATCTAACATCAAATAAATCAAAAGCTAAATTTAGTCTAGTTGGTCAAAATGTTTTTAGTGCAGCTTTTATTGATTACACTAAAGAAAACAACAAACGTATAGTCGAAATAAATAAAGCAAATGTTTCATCTCAAATTGATAAAAATGTGCAAACGATTATAAACGCAGAAACCTTTGGTGATAAAAATGAAGCATTTAAAAAAATATTTTCAGTAAATAAAAACCAGCCTGGCATTTTACTTGAAGCTCTTACTAGTGGCACTTTTAAAGAAAAAGAATATTCAACACAATTTGATACGTCCGCAGAAATAGCTATTGATGGATTAGTCCTGAAAGAAATGAAACAATCACCAAGTGCACTAGCAGTTGGTATGGAAATTGTGGATGGCAAAAGTGACAATGTCATGCTGAATACTTTAATGGGTTTAGTAAAAGACAAAGTAAAATTGAGAGATAAAATTTTAAAAGCAGCAGAAGAGTTTGATGAAGATCGAACAAACTTATTAAAAGAAGCGGAAGAAGAAAAAGAAAAAATTGATGATGCTTTATTTGCTAAAATAATAAATGTTGATGTTGATAACGCAAATGACTTAACAATAGCTAAAGAAAATCATAAAAAGTTAATGTCAAGAGGTTACTATAAAACTACAGCTCAAAGAAAAAGTGTAGAGGTGTTGCTTGGTATCGAAAAAGTTACAACAAAAGGTTCAGATAAATCAGATCGTTCAGCCATAGAAACTATGGAAAATGCTGACCGTACTAATTCAATAACGGCTGAGTTGCTTAAAATAACAGCTCCTGGATTAAGCGATGGTGATTATAAAAAATATTCAGCAAACTTTCGTGCTGAACAAGCTCAAGGTTACAAAGAAGCTGTAGACTTTTTTAGAACAAAATTAAGTTATAATGAAAATTCAGATGCATCAGGAATAGCTGGTAAAAACTTACAGCTTTTATTTGATTCTGCAAAAGATGAATTGTTTGCATGGAAACAAAAACAACTTGCTGATGGAAAACCACTTAACTACAGAAACACAATACAAGAAGCAAAAAATATTTACGCTAAAAAAGAAATTGATTTTAGAAAACTTATGAAGCAAGGACTGATTGATGAGATTGATTCTGCAAATACTTTGATGACAAATAAAATATTATACGATCCACAAAAACCATTTCAATCTGCAAAAGATTATATAAAAAACAATCCAACACTTTTTCCATCATCAGACTTGTTTGCAAGAGGTATGAAAAGAAAATTTGAATTGTACGAAAAATTTAAAGTAGATGAGGTAAGCCTTCAATGAGCGAATATAATTTAGATGAAGTAGAAAACCAATATGAACTTGCTGAAACAGCATCATACTTTGATATCTCACCAACTGTAAATTTAGTTGATCCTCCTCAAGAAAAAGAAGGTTATTTAGATACTATTGGTCGTGCAAGTGTAAAAGGTGCTGTAAAAGGTATGACAGAAACACCTTATAATCTTGCTACAATCGTAGGTGCTCCATTTGATATTGTAGCAGCTGG